CGTCCAGCTGCGACATCAACTCCATGTGCCGTTTCAGATACTCGTCCGCTTGTTCGGCCGAGCATTCCTGCTCGGCCACTTCCAAGTTTTTTTGAGCGAATCTCTGTAGTAGCCACATTAATTGCCCCAATCAATGGTTCCACCGCGTCACGATACTGTGGTGGAAAACTTGCGCTTACGTTTACCTCGCCTCGACGAGTGGGTGCGTAAACTTCACCCATTGGTATTTCAATATCTCCCTCCAACAAAGATAAATCCACATTATGGTACTTGCCATTAGCAAAGACTATTGCCTCATCCGGATTGAACTTCGATCGCTGATAGCGCAACGCTCCACGCGTTTCGCGTAAATGCGTTAACCACTCAGCGGTTTCCTCCGGTTTCTTCAGCAACGCCGATATGTACGTAGCACTAAGACCATAATTGCAGACTCCTCCTCCTAAATGAACACCCGCAATTTGCTTTCCAGACATATAAGCTGCACCAGAAAACCCGCCTTTCGTGGACCCACTAAACAACACTCCTCCAAACACCTTTGCGTCGTGATTAAGCATTCCAAATGACATCTCTGGATCCTTTGATGAGGAAGCGGCTGAAACTAACATAGGCCCTTCCATAGTTGCCAGACTCGCTTTCATAAGACCTAATCTTGAGAACTCAGCTTCCGCTAACTTAATAGCAGATAAGTCTCCCTCAATAGGTTCAAATTTTGAGCAGTCCAAGCTAAATGAAGTGGGCAACATATCGTTAGAATTAACCGTCGATAAAGCCGCAACTTTATCGTGAGCGACGATCACATGAGTGGGCGTCACCAACCAATCCTCAATCCTGGTCGCCACACCTAAGTAACGCACCAATCCTTGACTGTTTTCGGAATACAAAGCCACCTGAATACGCGGTATCTTTGTTCGCGGGATGTTTGTATAGTTCGATCCTACAACGGCGGACTCCGGTTGCATAACATGAACTCCGCAAGCATTCTTGCATGTGCAAGAGACACCAGGACCATCAAACGGACTGTGGGCGGGTAGTGGAATCGACTCAAAAGAAAATCTGCGTCTTCTCTCACTAACCCAAATCACCACAAAAGCCAATAGCGACACGGCTAGTCCCAAGACCGCCGTCAAAACGATTTCATATTCGTTGTGCATGTTGACAAACCTGTTTGATAATACAAAATAAATTTTTAAAAAGACGAA